ACGAGCAACTAGTCGAGCTATCCCCGGCTTGGAGCCTCAGCGAAATTCGCCGGTTGACCGTACGAGAGCGCCTGCACTGGGTGAAGTGGTTCAAGGCGCAACGTAATAGGCGAACTGCTGAGGCGGACAATGGCTGACGAAGGCACGGTGGCAGGACAGGGACCGCTCCTGGGCTGGAACAAAGCCCAGGATGCGATCTCGAAACTGGCGAAGAACGTCGAGTCCCTGAACAAGGGCTTGGAGACGGCTGCCGCCAAGTTCAAGACGGTCGGCGGGGGAGCTGCCGGTCTCTATCAGGGATGGAACAGCCACGGCTCCGGGTCCACCAGTGGCGCCCGGGGCTTCGGCATGCTCGCCAACGACGTCTGGAACGGCACCAGCAACTACGCACACGGCCGTCCCAACGGCGGTGCGAGCGCTCCGGCCACCGCGCCCCGCGCGGGCACCCAGCAGCGCATGACGACGTCCTCCAACGGAGGTGGGGCCACGTTCTCCGGGCAGACCAACCAGGGCGGCGGTGCGGCCAACAACGGCGGCTCTGGTGGCTCCGGCGGATCAGGTGGCTCGGGCACCAACACTCCGCGCCTGGGCGGGGGTGCCGGGAACAACGGCGGCCAGCGCAAGAGCCCCTACTCGCTCAAGGGCGGCCTCAAGGACGCCTATGCCTGGGCCACCAAGCAGATGCCCGACAAGGTCCTCATGGACAGCGTCACCTACCAGACGGGCCAGATCTCCTCGCAGTCCTACGGCGCGACCGCGAAGCAGGCGTTCACCAACAACTTCGGCGCCCAGTCCACGACGGACGCGGGACTCGCCTATCAGACCCTCGCGCAGTCCACGGCCGGTTCTCCAGGCTCCTCGAACTTCAACACGGCATGGAACTACGCCAAGTCCTCCGGATTCCTCAACCCAGGTGTCTCGGAGGCACAGCGCGTCCAGGGTATGACGGGTGCGTGGACGGCCGGGTCCTACTACGCCAACCAGGCCATCGGCATCCAGACGATCAAGAACGGGCAGCGTCAGGACCCCCGCCAGATCGCCCAGCAGGTCATGCAGCGCTGGTCGTCGCTGAAAAGCATCAAGAACAAGGACCAGATCCACGACACCCTCAGCGACGGCTCCGCAGTAATGCAGTCGCTGGCTCGCACCATGCCTGCGGGCACCCTCCAGCAGGTCAAGGGCGAACTGACGGGGATACTCAGCGCCCAGATCAACGGCGCGTCCGAGAAGCAGTACGACTCCACGATGACCAAGGCCAACACCGGCAACAAGAGTGCCAGGGCCCTGTTGAAGAAGTGGAACATCGGCGACTCCGACGCGCAGGCCCTCCAGGACCGGGCCGGAACGCTGCGCAATCAGGACGTCAACACACTCCAGCCCTTCAACGATGGACTGAAGACCGCGACCAACTACCTGGACAAGTTCAGCACCGCCGTCCAGTCCTTCCTCAAGAGTTCCCACCTGGACACCCCGATCGGCTGGGCCGGTGGTGCCGGTTCCATGGTCGGCTCCGCTGCCGGTTCTGCCATGGGCACCTACGGCATGATGCGCGGCCTGGGCAGCGTCGCCCGCCTCGGCGGCTTCGGAGGTGGGGGTGGCGGGGGCATGCTCGGTGCTGCTCGCGCGGCCCTGGGAGGCGGTACAGGACCGGCTGCTGGCTTCGGCGCGCTCGGAGGTGCCCTGGACCTTTCCGGGGCTGCCCTGGGCGCTGCTGGCGGCTTTGGCGTCGGCGCCTACCTCACGCACCACTTCGGCTCGAAGTTGGTCGACAAGTACGTCCACGGCAAGAAGGCCAACAAGGCCGGTCACATCGGCGTGGACGCGGCGACCGGCGCCCTGACTGGTGCAGCCGTCGGTTCCGTCGTCCCCGTCATCGGTACCGGGGTCGGCGCGCTGGTTGGTGGTGCAATCGGTGCGGGTGTCGGCATCTTCGGTGGCGCTGGAGAGAGCAACGCCTCGGCCGCCACCGGCTCGGGCAAGTCCGGCGCGGTGGCCACAGGTACGCAGGGCGCGGGTAAGACGGCCGCTGCCGTCATCAAGGTCGCCATGAAGTACCTGGGCGTGAAATACGTCTGGGGTGGGGCCTCACCGAAGGGCTTCGACTGCTCCGGCTTGCTTCAGTACTCCTTCAAGCAGATCGGTGTCTCGCTGCCCCGTACGGCCGCGCAGCAGCAGAAGGCCGGTAAGGCGGTCAAGCTCGGCCAGGAGCGCGCGGGTGACCTGCTCTTCAACGGCAACCCCGCTCACCACGTCGTGATGTGCATAGGCAACGGCAGGGTCATCGAGGCTCCGCACACAGGGTCCTCGGTGCGCGTCCGGTCCTACAAGCCAGGCGAGTTCACCAACGCTGTCCGGATCCTTGGCGCGGTCGGCAACGTCGGCGACTTCACCAACGACAACTCCGACACTGCGGGTTCCGACTCCAACCGACTGTCCACCATGGGCTTCGGCGGTGACGTCGGCTCGTACGGCTCCACCGAAGAAGTCGACGCCATCGCGGCCGGGGTCTCCTCGATCGGTGCGGCCAACGTGGGCTCCGGAGTCGGCGCCGGACAGGGTTCGTCGCAGACCACCGACAACGGCAACAACGCGGCCGGTGCCCTGCCCTCCGGAAGCCTGAAGACGTGGATCAAGTCGGCGCTCGGCATCCTGCACAAGGACACCGCCTCCAACGAGCGGTACGTCAACACGATGGCCATGCACGAGTCCGGCGGTAACCCCCGCGCGCAGAACAACTGGGACAGCAATGCCAAGGCCGGGCACCCGTCCAAGGGCATTCTCCAGACGATCGACTCGACGTTCAACGCGTATTCGCTGGCGGGTCACAAGAACATTTGGAACCCGGTCGACAACATTATTGCCGGTGTGCGGTATGCGGATTCGCGCTATGGCTCCCTGGCGAATGTGCCGGGTATCAAGTCGATGTCGAACGGCGGAGGCTATAAGGGATACGCAGTCGGCTCCACGAATATCGACGTGGACCAGACCGCCCGCATCCACAAGGGCGAAATGATTATCCCGGCGCACCAGGCCGACGCCATCCGAAAGGCGCTGTCGAGTAATACCCCGCTCACGGGCGGAATTGGCGGGCTTAATACCTCGGGTGGTAAGGCCACCCTCAACTTCCACTCCGGGGCCGTCGTGGTTCAGGTGCAGGGCGCCATGGATCAGACGTCCGCACGGGATGCGGCGACGCAGTTCATGACCGCACTCGCCGAAGACAGCCGGATCAATCTCATCGCGGCAGGGAACTAATGGCAGCCAGCAAGATCGAAGACAACGGTCCTTTCGACCCCCGGATAGCGAGCATCCCGTTTCTCCAGAAGGACGGGCACAGTTTCGACACCACCAAGAAGTTGACGCGCGGCTTCATCATCATGGAGAAGCCAATCAACGGCGTGCGCTACCGCTGCAACTTCCTGTACAACCCTAGCGAACTCGACATCTCCCACGGTATCGACTCGGGTGTCCTTACCGACCCGAATTCAGCATTGAAGAACGACGTCACGGCGGGGCAGTTCATCCTGCCCCTCCAGCAGACGTTGCAGTTCAACCTGCAATTCGACCGGACATACGAGTTGTGGGACTCCAGCAAGTTGTTCGGGGATGCCCTCACGTGGGTTCCGGAGTTCGGAGTGGCTTACGACATCCTGTCGCTGTACAAGATCACGGGCATTGCGACTCCGATGACCGTCTCGGGCAACCAGGAGACGGACAAGCAGTCCGCCATCGACAACTTCCGGAAGGGCTCCTTCTCGACCGGCCCGGCAGGCCCGATGATCTACACCCCGGTGTACGTCGTCATCGGGTCGACGCTGTCCTTCTACGGCGTGATCCAGCAGTTGGACGTCCGGTACACCCACTGGACTCAGCAGATGATCCCCCAGCGCTGCGTGGTCCAGTTGACCGTGACGCTGCTGCCGACCCCGCAGGGCGGCAACAAGTACGCACCGATCATCGGCCCACGGCTGCCTAACTCCGGCGACCCGCTGTCGACGTCCGAGCAGTTGGGCAAGAACGGAAAGGCTGGGCGATGATCTCCTCGAACTCCCGCTACGCGGACTCCACCCTCGCGCTCGTCTCCTCCGGCCGAGGCACCAACCTCACCATCGTGCCGGGCCAGCAACGCGAGTGGTCCTTCCAGTTCACCTACCACCAGTGGACCTCGGCCGACCGCATCGACCTGGTCGCCACCCAGTTCTACGGCGACGCCCGCCTGTGGTGGCACATCGCCGACGCCAACCCCGAGGTCATGGACTGGACTGCCCTCACCCCCGGCCAGATCATCAGGATCCCCAGTGTCTGAACAAGCACCGGTCACCCGTCTGACGATGGGCACCGACCGCATCACGGACTACATCACGCGAGTGGAGGTCCGCGAGGGCTACGGCGTTCACTCGATGGTCATCATCGACGTGACCACCCCTCCCACGTCCAAGAACCCCTACAGCGAACTGACGCCCGTCGTGCTCGACTACGGCCGCGCACCGAACGACCTGGTCCGCTGGAACGGCTACGTGCACCACTCCAGCGCGCTCGCCTCCTCCGACACCCTCCACACCACGGTGCGGTACATCTGCATCGGGACCACGCTGCCTATGAACACCCAGCGCACCCGGTCGTGGAAGAACGTCTCGCCGACGTCGATCGTGCGGCAAGTGGGCCGGGAGAACGGCCTGCGCACCGTCATCTCCCCGTCCGCCCGGCGCCTGACCTACTGGGCCCAGACCGGCGGGAGCGACTTCAAGCTGGTCAACGACCTCGCGGCCGAGACCGGTTTCCGCTTCTGGGTGGAGGGCGCCACCCTGTACTTCCTCGACCCGCGCATTCTCCTGCTCGGGCAGAAGGCCCAGGACATCCCGGTGTTCTCCAAGAACCAGACCCCTGGGCTTTACGACACCCTCCAGAGCCTTTCCATTCTCACCGGCACGATGATTCCCCGCAGCAATGGGGCGGCCAGCACCTCGGTGATTTCCGGCCTGGATGCGAAGACCGGGAAGGTCATCAAGGCGTCCTCTACCTCGGACACCGGAATCGGCACGTTCCTGAATTCCATATCCACCGCCCGCGCCGTGGACAACTACGCCGACGCGCAGGCCCTTATGGAAGCACGCACTCTCGCGTCCCGTGGATGGATCACCATGCAGGCCACGATTTACGGGACGGCGAAAGTGACTCCTGGAACGCTGGTCGGCATCTCCGGCAGTTCCGTTTCGTCGGACAACAAGGGCCGGTGGATGGTGACGAGCACCAAGCACGTTATCAACCGGGACAAGAACAACAAGGGCCTGATGTTCACCACGACCGTCGATGCGGAAAGGGACCAGCCCTACGCGGTAACATTCCGAAGCGATGCGAACAAGCGTTTCAAGTTCGACACCGTCCCGGCTGTGCTGAGGAACAGGCAGTTCTGGGAATCGAGTCTTCTGGAGGACATCAATGTCGGCTGATCCGGTGCTGGGAATGTACCGGGCGAGCGTTGCCAATAACCAGGACCCGCTGAATGAAGCCCGCGTCACGCTGCTCATTCCGCAGGTACTCGGAAACGCCGAAAGCGCCTGGGCCGCCCCCGCTTCCCCGACCAACACGATCCCGCCGGTCGGCCAGACGCTGTGGGTGCAGTTCTCCGGCGGTGACATCACCAAGCCGGTCTACTCCCCGCTCGGCATCAAGGCCGTTCAGGACCAGGTCGACGACCTGCCCAGCGGAGAGACGCTCGATGTCCTTCCGCCGAAGGAGCCCACCGCCCTCACCCTCACCACGGTGCAGTACGCCACCGCCGAGGGCGCCACCCGGGCCCGCGTGACAGCGAGCTGGACCCCGCCCACGGAGAACCAGGACGGGACCGCCCTCACCGACCTGTCCCACTACCTGCTCCAAACCTCCTACGACAACAGCAACTGGAGCGGCGGCTTCGTCACCACGGAGGACCTGGTCCTCCTCGACGGACTTAATACCGGCGTGGCCCTCTACGTGAGGGTCGCGGCCTTCGACACCAGCAACAACACCTCCCTGTGGGCGAGCGCCAACCTCACCACGGCGTCCGCTTCCACCCCGCCTCCGGTGCCCTCCGCGCCGGGGGTCCTCGGAGTACTCGGCGGCCTGCGGGTCACCTGGGACGGCAAGGACAACACCGGCACGGCAATGCCTGCGATCTTCTCCCACGTGCAGGTGCAGCGGGACACCACCTCGGCGTTCTCCAACCCTGTCGTGATCGGCACGCTGCCCGGCCCGGACTTCCTGTACGACTCCATCCAGAACTACGCCAGCGCCTACTACTACCGGCTGGTCGCATACTCCAAGGTCGGCATCGCCTCGGCCCCGTCCGGCTCGAACTCGGACACCCCCAAGCAGGCCGTCGCCCAGGACATCCTCGACGGCTCACTGTCGGCGGCGAAGATCGCAGTCGGCGCCATCGACAACACCAAGCTGGCGGCGAACGCCGTCCTGGCCGCGAACATAGCCAACGGGGCTGTCGAGGCAGGCAAGCTGGCGGCCCTGGCCGTCGGCACCACGAACATCGCCAACAACGCGGTCACCGGCACGCAGCTCGCCGACGCCACGATCGGCTCGGCGAAGATCATCAACGGCGCCATCGGCAACGCACAGATCGCCGACGCGGCCATCAACAACGCCAAGATCGCCGACCTCGACGCGGGCAAGATCAACGTCGGCACGCTCAACGCCGCGCGCATCGCAGCCGGATCGCTGGACGCCTCGAAGATCACCGCCGGGACGTTGACGGCTACCCAGATCCTGGCGGGCTCGATCACGGGCGACCGGCTCGCAGCCAACACCATCACCGCCAACCAGATCGCGGCGAACACGATCACGGCCAACCAGATGGCGGCCGGAACGATCACGGCCCAGAGCGGTGTCATCGCCAGCATCGACGCCAGCAAGATCACCGTCGGCAAGTTGACTGCAACCCAGATCGACGCCACCAATTTGGTCATCGGTGGCGGCAACGTGAGCGGTACGGTCGCGAGCGCTACCACGGCAGGCAGCGCAACTTCAGCGGGCAGCGCAGGGACCGTCACGGGATCCCTCGGCGCGGGCGTCGCCGTCCCCGGCGCACAGGTCACTGGAACAGTATCCAGCGCCACAACCGCGACCACGGCTACCTCGGCGACCTCCGCAGGCAGCGCTACCACAGTCACCGGCTCCATCGGCGCGAGCGTCAGCGTCCCCGCCGGGCAGTTGAGCAACGGCACCATCCCGACCACGACCACGATCAACGGTGGCTCGATCAAGACAGGCACGATCGACGCGAGCCTGGCCAGCATCACCAACCTGGACGCCAGCAGCATCAAGGCCGGAACGCTTACCGTCGACAAGTTCTCCGCAGGTCTTCAGGGTCTGGTGGGCCAGAAGTTCTACGACTTCGGCACCAGCGCCTCGAAGTGGCTTAACGCCGCAGGTGCGGGCGGCACCATAACCTCGGTATCCAAGACCGACGCGGCCTCCGGAGGCTTCGTCATGCGCTGCGCCGGGTACGTCCAGGGCGCTTACCGCCCGGACCTGCTCATACCCTTCGACCCGACGGTCACCTACCGCGTGACCTGCCGGGTCCGCCAGGTCTCCGACAACTCCACCCCAGGCACCAACCAGAACTTCTACGCGGGCGTCACCGGCATCGCGTCCGACGGCGTGACCCTGGTCAGCACCACCGGAGCCAACGCTGTCTCCAACCAGCACTACGTCGCGGCCAAGGGAGTGCCCCTCACCACTGGCGGTGCATGGGTCACCTACACCGGCTACATCAAGGGATCCTCCGCCACCCCCACGGGAGGCAACCCGGCCAACAACCCGACCGCCCCGGCCACGCTGCACCAGAACGTGAAGTACATCAGCCCCTGCCTCTACATGAACTACAACGGCGGATCCGGTGCGGCCGAGATGGACATGTTCACCATCGAGGTCGTCGAGACCGGCCAGGTCAACTCGGCCAACATCAACCTCGGCAACGTCAACGCCTCGCACCTCTCCCTGGGTTCCGTGACCGGCAACATGGTCACCAACCCGGGCTTCGAGGATGCCTCCCGCGTCGGCTGGACCCTGACCCAGAGCGACAGCACGCTGGCCACAACGGTCGCCAAGATCGAGATCGCTCAAGGCGGGTACCCGGCACGCTCCGGTCAGGGCAAGGCGACCCTGGGGGTCAACAACACCGGCACCGCTACCGCGACCAGCGACCCCTTCCCAGTCGTCGCCGGGCAGACGTACATGTTCCGGTACTGGTACTACGGCATCGGGCACCTGCACGTCACCTTCGAGACCAGCCCGGACAAGGTCACCTGGACCGACCAGATGGCTGGGGTCAACGACGTCACCTACAACGCTGCGGCGTACACCGAGGACATCTTCGAGATGACGGCGCCCACCGGGGCACTGTGGGGCCGGGTCACCTTCCAGCAGTTGAACCCCGGCTCGTATGGGCTGTCCACCTCGTCGTTCTCCTACATCTGCGTGGACGACGTCCTCGTCATGCGCGAGGGCTACGGCGCGACGGACATCTCGGCCGCCGGTGTCCGGCTGTTCGGGCCGGACGGATCACTCGGCACGGAACTGACCACGTCCAACGCCTACGCCACCTTCGCGGGCGGAGCAGCGAGCATCGACCCCAACGGCGTGGGCACCTTCAAGTCGATCTTCACCCCGCAGCGCCCGGCGGGGGCACCCTCCGATGACCCGACCGGACAGATCTGGTACCAGGGACAGGAACTGGGAGCGCTGCTGTGGAACATGCCGTGGGGCATGGTCACCTACGAGCGCGGCTGGACGAACAAGCCGACCTCGTCGACTTACTACACCACCGAAACCGGACTCATCGAGTTGGCCTTCACAGCCGTCGAGGGCCGCATGTACCGCATCGTGGCCCGATCCCAGTTCGACTTCAACGGCGGTACAGGTAACCAAGTATTGGAGAACCGCATCAACGTCGCCGCCACGACGACGTCCGTCAACGGGTGCACGCTAATGAACCCGACCGGTGCCAGCCCAAGGGTGACGGACCAGATCATCGCCCGCTGCTTCGGGATGTACTACGACGGCGGAGGGACCGACGGCACCACCGCCGTGGAAGGCATCATCGTCTGCTCCTCCGACGCGGGCGGCCTGTACAGCAGCACCACGGCACTGGCGCCAGGCGACCACAGGCTCCTCTGGACTGCGACGCAGCACGCAGGCAACGCCACCGGCTGGGGATTGCGCAACTACATCCCCGCGCAATCCTCGGACTTTTACGTCGAGGACATCGGTCCGGCCGTGCCCGAGAACGGTGTGTACAACACGGGTGGCGCGGCCGTGACGGCCACCAAGACGTACACCAAGACGTACAACGCGGTGTGGTCCCGCCGGTACGGCAACGCCGGATACACCGACGGCACCGTGTACCAGGGCTACTACTCCAGCACCTGGGGCACGCAGAAGTCGATGATCTACTTCGGCACCCAGCCCTTCACAGACATGGGTTCCACGGCGAAGGTCTCCAAGGTCGAGATCTACCTCTACAACAACCACTGGTACTACAACGGGGGTGGCACGGCGCACATCGGTGCATTCACCGGAACCACCGAGCCGACGTCTTTCGGTGGTAGCGGAGTGAACCTCACCGTTTCCTCGTGGCCCGTTGGCGCCGGAAAGTGGGTAACCCTGCCGTCGTCCTGGAATTCAACTTGGAACGCGACCACCCCGTATCGTGGAATTACGCTAGGTGCGGATCTTGGATCCAGCACCGACAAGACCTACTACGGGTACTTTTCCGGTGTCGGGGATTCCCACCCTCCGCAACTTAAGATCACGTACACCAAGTGAGGAAGTCACTTAATGCCTGACATTACCGTCACGGTTCCTGACGACGTCTGGCCGCGCGTCGCTGCCGCGTTCCACGTCTGCTACCCGAACAACGTCGACACTCCGGACGTGGACCTCGTTCAGTTGGCCGCCAAGTCCTACATCCGAGACATCTGGGTCAGCACCGAGCAGGCGACTAACTCGAACGCTGGGGCTCCGCGCTACAACCAGGTCGCCGAGGACTACAACGTCGCACGGCAGGCGGTCGACGCCGACATCCAGGCGCAGAACAACCAGGTCCTCGCGGATTCCCAGGTCGCGTTCCCCGGAATCTGACGTAGAACCGTAAGTGCAATCTCGGTAGGCATTCCTGGGAGAATGCAAGCATGCCTACCGAGATTGCATTTCCGTTTCGCCTAGCGTCCGACGGCACTATCGCCGTCGAGACGAATCCGGACAGGCAGATCGCCCAGCATGTGAATGCGCTCATCGGCACGCAGCCGGGGGAGCGGGTCATGCTCCCGGATTACGGGGTTCCCGTGGCTGATCTGCTGTTCGACCCTGACGCGTCCTTTGTCGCGCAGGAGATCAGCCGTGCCGTAACCACGGCTTTCAATACGTACGAGCCCGGTGTGGTCCTCCAGAAGGCGACCCCTATCCCGGACTCCACGCAGATGTCCCTCGCTCGTATCGAGGTCGACTACATCCGCCGCGAGGACGGGGCGTCCCCTTCCAGCCTGGCTCTCCAGTCCAACACAGCAGTCGTCCGGGTCGGCGGCACCGTAAGCGAGGTCATCAGTGGCTGACGTTCCCGCGATCGACTACACCTCACGCGACTACGAGGGCTTCAAGTCGTCCCTGCTCGACTTCGCCTCGCGTGCCTTCCCCCAGTGGGTGCCCTCCTCCGAGGGCGACTTCGGCGTGCTCCTGGTCGAGCTGTTCTCCTACCTCGGGGACAGCCTCTCCTACTACGGCGACCGGCTCCAGCAGGAGTCCTTCCTGCCCACCGCGACGCAGCGGCTGTCCCTGCTCCAGATCTCCGACCTGCTCGGCTACCAGCCGTCCAACGGCGTACCGGCTACCGGAACTGTCACCTTCCAGACGTCCAACCCGGGCCCGGCCGTCACCGTGCCTGCGGGCACCCAGGTCGTCACCGACTACATCGACACCATCGACTCGCCGATCACGTACGAGACCGACACGGACGTCACCGTGCCCAAGAACGGTGGCACCGCGACTGTCTCCGTCACCCAGGGAGTCACCCGCACCCAGGTCAACGTCGGCACCAGCTCGGGCCTGCCGGTGCAGGAGTTCCGGCTGCCCGACGTGCCTGTCATCGGCGGCACGGTCCGCGTGTACGTGGACGACGTCGACACCCTCACCGAGTGGACGTACATCGACTACATCGTGGACGCCGACCCGAGCGACCGCGTCTTCAGCACCTACCTGGACGAGGCGGGTGCCACGTGGATCCGCTTCGGCGACAACATCAACGGCGCCATCCCGACCACCAACCTGACCATCTACGCCACCTACCGAGTGGGCGGCGGGACGGTCGGCAACGTGAACGCGGGCGTGGTCAACGCCATCGCGGACTCCACCCTGCCTGGTGTCACCTTCTCGCAGGACTCCAGCGGCAATGCGATCTCTTCCGTCATGACCGGCGGGGCTGACCCGGAGACCAACGACCAGATCCGCGCCAACGCCCCGCGCATCTTCCGCACCCAGGACCGCTGCGTCACCCTGGCCGACTTCTCCGACCTCGCGCTGACCATCCCCGGCATCGTCCGGGCCAACGCCATCGCGTCGACCTACACCTCGATCTCGGTGTTCGTCATCGGCTCCGCCGGAGGAACCCCGAGCACGACCACCCTCCAGAACGTGCAGACCAGCCTCCAGGCCAAGGCCCTGGCAGGCACCACGGTCACTGTGTCCGGCCCGACCACGGTCAAGGTGAACGTGGGCAACTCCTCGAACCCGATCACCGTCGAGTGCTGGCCCCGCTACTCCCGGGCCTCCGTCCTCTACGACGTGCAGCAGGCGCTGAAGACGATGCTCTCCTTCGCGAACGTCGACTTCGGCATGCGCCTGACCCTCTCCGACTTCTACAAAACGATCCTGGACGTGGAGGGAGTCCGCTACGTCGACATCCCCCTGATTGCCCGCGCCGACGCGGCCCAGACCGGGACCGCCGACATCGTCATGCGCGCCTGGGAAATCCCCACGGTCGGCAACATCGCCAACATCACCATGACCGGAGGTATCGGCTGATGGCCGCCGTCTACCCGAAGCAGTACAAGTCCTTCACCGTGCACAAGAACCTGGTGGAGGACATCGACGCATCCCACGTCAACAACCTCCAGGACGAGGTGCTGGCCCTTCAGCAGACCCTGGGCATCCTGCCGCACCAGGACACCGGCCTGAAGATGAAGACCAACACCTACGCCTCCGTCGCGGCCCGGCTCGACGCCATCCAGCGCGGCCACGGCATACCCGCGTGCTACGTGTCCAAGACGTCCGACACCGTCAAGGGAGGCGCGACCAAGACGATCTCCTTCTCCCGGCCGTCGGCGGCCCAGGACCCCGAGGGACTGTTCAACGGGCACTCGATCACCGCCAACCGCACCGGCTGGTGGATCGTCTTCGGCCGAGTCATGTGGGCCAACGCCACCGGCTCGAACGCCACGGGCGCCGACCGGCAGATCAACATCGCAGTCGGCGGCGGTCAGGTGATGTCCCAGGACCTCCAACCGATCACCGACGGAAACTCCCACATGCACATCGGCTGGCAGGGATGGGTCACCGCAGGCAAGGCCATCGACCTCACCCTCTACCACCCGCTGGCCACCAAGACCCTGCAACTCCAGAACCTGCACCTGAGCGCGGTCATGATCCGGGAGGCGTGAGGTGGGAACGTACGGCGTTTCCCTGTACGGGCTGTCGAAATACGGGACGGACATCCATCCCGACTTCGACGTCAGCCCGTTCACAGCCACGCCCGTGGACTACTCCACCGTGCTGCTGGACTGGAAGGCCCCGGCGGGTACGTGGGACTCCCTGCGGCTGATCCGCAACCGGTACGGCTGGGCGGTCAACGAGAACGACGGCGAGATCCTGCTCGACCAGACCCACGCCGCGACCTCGTTCTCCGACAAGGGCGTGGTCGGCGGGCACTGGCTGTACTACACGATCTTCATCTCCGCGTCCGGCCAGTGGTCCCGGGCGGGAACCATCTCGTGCCTGATGCCGAAGAACAACGGCTACACCGAGCTGCTGTACGACCTGATCCCCGACCACTACAAGGTCGACGTCCAGCCGGGCAACAACGTCACCGACGACTCCAACACGCTCAACCCCTACCTGACCCCGTTCCTGTCGATCTTCGGGTTCGGGTTCGACATCGTGAAGAGCTACTACGACTCCAACCGGTACACCAACGACGCGATGCGCACGCGCTTCGACAACATCGCCCAGTTGGCCAACCAGTTCGGGATCCAGTACGAGGCCAGCGCCCCGGCCTACCTCTTCCGCCAGCGCGTGCGGGACGCGGCCACTCTCGGCCGCCAGAAGGGCACCCTGGAGCAGATCCGCTCGATCATCTCCGAGACCACCGGCTACGACGCCGACCTGAGCATCGGCGACAACCTGATGCTCTCCGACGACCAGGCCGACTTCGACCACCCGACGTTCCCGCAGTGGGACTCGGGTGTGAACTACGCCTCCGGGGAGAAGGTGGAGTTCGGCTCGTACCTGTACCAGGCGGGCTCCTCCGGCGCGTACGGACAGGCCCAGGCACCCACCGGCACCAACGCCTCCAACGCGTACTGGACCGTCGTCTCGTACGGCACCGACTCCACCCTGGTCGACGCCAACGGACACGTGGCGGGCTGGGAAGAGATCTCCTTCACCGCAGGCGTCACCCCGGGCACCGACGGCGTCCTGGTGGGCATCGGCGTGCAGAACCCGACCGACCCCAACGACAAGGCGGGCAACGCGCTGTGGGTGCGCAACACCAACTCCGGTGGCTCGGTCGCCACGATGGGTGTGCGCTCCGTCGGCCGCCTGTCCGGCCAGTCGACGATGGACCCGCAGCAGCCGGTCCTGTTCGGCGTCCCCATCCCGTACACCTGGCAGGCGTGGGACAACAACACCGACTACCAGCCCGGTGACATGGTCGTCTTCCACGGCCGCATCTACCAGGCGCTCACCGCGTCCCTGAACGTCTCACCACCGACCACCCCGACGGCCAACGCCCAGTGGACGCCGCTGGGTTACGACGACCGTGTGCAGATGTGCCTGTCCGGCTACGCGCAGGCGTACTCCGGCGAGCAGGTCAACGTGTACCCGTTCGTCGAGTACTACGACTCCCACGGCGCGCTGATCACCTCTCTGTACTCCGACACCGTCCCGGCCTACACCGTGCTCGACTCCTTCAGCCAGGGCTGGGTCGACTGGACCACCCGCACCACGGACCTGGGCGGCGCCTCCTGGACCGAGACGCTGGGCCAGTGGACCTCCGGCGGCTACGCAGGAGGATCGGCCTACCCGGTAGGCGCCACGGCGTCCATCGCCACCGTTCCCGGCCACGCCGACGGGACAGTGGCAGCAACGTTCCTCACCAGCCCGTCGAACACCCTGCGGCAGGGAGTGGTGTTCCGGCTCCAGGACGCCTCCAACTACTGGCGAGCGGGCCGCACAGGACTCCACCGCATCGAGGCCGGATCCTGGGTCGCCACCTACGCCTACTCCCAGACCTTCCTGGACGGGGACCGCATCACGGTCGCCTTCTCCGGGAGCAACATCACCGTGCAGAGGAACGGAACCCAGGTGCTCACCCTTACTAACTCGACGTTCAGCACGGCCACCAAGGTCGGAATGGTGGTGACCTGATGACCACGCACAACCTCACCTTCGTCAACGACGACGACTTCGCCCCGGTCGTCTCCTTCTCCGGCAGCATCGTCGGCCGCCGGTTCAGGGTGTTCGGTCCCACGCTCGGCGGCCAGGTCACCCTCGACGGCACGCTGGCCATCAAGATCCCACGCCCGCAGCCGCTAGCCCCCGAGGCCGGGCAGATCTCCTTCCAGGGTCACCTCTCGGCCGGAATCAAGGCGCCCGCCGCAGCGTTCAAGGACTTCGCCCACTACCCGTACGCGGGCGTCGACCCGGCCATGGCGTGGACCGGTATCAACTCCGGCGCGCTTCAGTCGGCTCCCGCTGGCTCCTACAGCCGCGCCTACGCCGCGTTCACCGGCCCGGTGGACTACCCGGTATCCGGTGGCGGCTACGCCTGGAAGCGGGCCGCGTACGCCTCTGTCGGGTTCAAGTTCGCGAGCATGTCGGCGAACAAACACCAGATTTTGGATGCGGTCCAGTTCGAGGCGCTGCCGGTCGGGTCAACCGGCCCCAGCGCATACCAGAACGCCCGCGAGATCCAGGCCATCATCAAGCCGTCCCGGCTGAACTACGCGACCAACCCCAACTTCGAGAGCGGGCTGACCGGCTACGGTCCGACCGGCCAGGCCACCCATGCGCTGGACTCCTTCTCCTGGCGGGGCACCCAGGCTCTCAAGGTCACCGTGCCCACCACGGCCACACAGGACAGCGGCCTGTCCTTCCAGGTGTCCGGCATGATCCCGGGCCGTACGTACACCATGAGCGCCCGCGTGGCCATCGCCCAGGGCTGCGGGGACATCGCCCCCTGGTCCGGCGCGGGGGCAGTGCAGTTGGACGCGGTGAAGTGGACACAGGCAGCCAACCGCAGGGACCCAGCCCAGAAGCGGTGGCGCACGCTGTACGTCACCTTCACGACACCGGCGTCCTCGCTGTACGTCGGCATGAACGTCCTGAAGCCCACCATGACCCCGGGCACGGCGAGCATCTTCTGGGCCGACGGCGTCCTGGTCGAGGAAGGTACCTCCGTCCGCGACTACTTCGACGGCTCGATGGGATCGGACTACCTGTGGGAGCAGGGGGGCAGCCCCAACCTGGCCCGCTCGTACTTGTACGAGAACTACGTCGAGCGCAGTTACCTGATCCGCACCCTGCTCGAAGAGAATGTTCCTCTGGGAATCACGGCGGCCGTACCTCAGTACGCCGTTCTGCCGACCCAGTAACCACGACCCGTAAGGATCCCCATGCTTACCAACTACGCCGACGTGGCGGCCCTCGCCGTCGGCCTGGTCCTGCCCGCCATCGTGGCGGTGTTCACCAAGCCGTCGACCAACCCCACCGTCAAGGGCTTCGCGCACGCCGTCCTGGCCCTCGCCACCGGCTCCCTGGCCACCTACAAGGCCGACCCGTCGAACTTCGTGTGGGCGCCCGCTGTGATCGCCGCGTTCCTGGCCTGGCTGTCCGGCACCGCGTTCTACCACTCCCTGCTGAAGAAGTACTCCTGGTTCGGTGCGCTCCAGAACCTGTTCGTGTCCGAGGTCGAGAGCCGTCTTAATACCCACGGCGCCGACGTCGAGCGGTACTTCGAGGTGGCGCAGGCGGCCGAGCTGGCCGAGGACGCACAGGGCATCACCAACGACTTCCCCTTGAGCACCGACGTGGTTCAGTCCGGCGTGGAGGAGGCTGTCAAGGCGGCCGAGGAGATCCCCGTCGTCGGCACGGTCGTCCAGCGCTTCGAGACGGTCGCGGTCCCGGCCATCGTTACGGCCGTGGAGGCGGTCGCGGCGCCGGTCGTCGAGAACTCCACACCTGCCGTCGCTGTGCAGCCTGGCGGCCTGGGTCCGAGGGCGATCTGACCATGGACTGGTTCCGGCTGCTGCTGATCGCCTTCGCCACCTTCACCGCGTGGGAGTGGCTGCGCGACGTCCTGCCTGTCGCTATCCCGGCCGCCCTTCAGCCGCCCGTGGTCGTGGGGCTGGCCTACGAGGTGCAGCGTGTTCCCGGCCCGTGGCTGGCCGCTGGGGCGGCTGCTGGAGTCGTGGCGGTACTGCACGCGCAGGTACGGGGCAGCGGGGCGGAGACGGCCTCTCTGCGCCTGCCGCGCAGGCACCCGAACACAGGGCGGCGAGTTCCCGACCTCCCCTGATTGTCAAGCACAAGCAAAACCCCGCTAGACAAGCGGGGTTTTCTTGCTTTTAGAAGCCGTAATGGCTAAGGTCTTCCTTGTTGCCAACCACGGCAGCGACCACCACAACACTGGAGCAGACTTGAGCAAGCAGCCCATCACCCTGGCCTTCGCTGGTTCCGCCGACATCGACCCCGAGAACGTCAAGGACCTGCTCAACGACTGGCTCGGCTTCGGCGACGAGGACAAGGACGGCTTCTTCGAGCCGAGCGACCGCGAGATCAACCTCATCTTCCCGGTCACCCGGGAGCACCTGTCCGACGGCCTGGAAGCGGTCCTCGGCTGGGCCGAGAAGGCCGACCTCCCCTACGTCGCCGTCGCCGACAACAAGCGCAGCCGCGCCACCGAGCAGATCCTCAAGGACGCCGAGGAGACCGTCCACGTCGCCAACGTCACGGCCGGTGTGGTCGACCTGCTGAAGAAGGCCGACAGCGCGGGCGACGAGGTCCACGTCATCCTGCTGTGGGGCGACGAGGGCAGCGAGCAGGCCGAACTCCTCCTGGACGCCGCCGACCATGCGGGCTTCAAGGCCAAGGACCTCACCGCCGGACTCGACGACATCTCCTTCGGTGAGCAGCCGCAGGCCGAGGAGCCGGAGGAGGAGCCCCAGCCGGAACCCGAGCCGGAGCCCGAGCCGGAGCCCGAGCCGGAGGCCCCCAAGCGTGGTCGCCGTCGTGGCCGTCGCTCTGAGCCCGAGGAGGCCGAGCCGGAGGAGGAGCCGCTGACCGAGGAGGACGCGCCGGAGGAGCCCAAGCAGGAGGAGCCCAAGCGCGGCCGTCGCGGTCGCAAGGTCGAGCCGGAGCCCGAGGAGCACCCGGTCGAGCAGGACATCCAGGAGCAGCAGGAGGACCTGGAGCAGGAGGTCAACCGCGCCGCGCAGAAGATCCAGCGTGAGGCCACCCCGGTCCCCGACAAGGAGATCGACCTCATCCTCATCGGCAACGCTTTGGAGGGTGCCTACAACGCCTTCCGCCTGGAGGACGAGCGCAACGCGGTCATCAACCAGGCCGAGGTACGCCTCCGGCCGCTGACCGAACTGCTGGCCAAGGCGCTTAATATCGTGGCCGACTCGGTCCACGACAAGGAGGCCGAGGAGCAGGAGCGCCCGGCCGAGAAGAAGGCCGAGGAGCCGGAGGAGGAGCAGACCTCCGGACGCCGTCGCCGTGGACGTCCGCGCGACGAGAGCAAGACGTTTGCCTTCCTGGTCGACGACGAGGGCAACTACAGCCGTCGCGGCCGTGGCCGTATCCCGGCCGGACAGACCGTCGTACACCTGACCCGGGCGGAGATCGAGGAGAAGGGCCTCGAACTCGACTCGGAGTGAGTAACGCAAAAGCCCCCGGCGCTGAAGAGGTTCGAGACCTCGATTCACTGCCGGGGGCTTTTGCCCACCACACCCCGAGGCCCACCACAAACCCCGAGATGGGAAGAACCTAACATGTCGAGCCGACTTAATATCAACGGCGGATTCGGAGCCGCCGAGTGAGCATCATGATCATGTCGGAAGTCTTCACGCAGTCCGACACCCGCCTGGCCACGCGCCTGGTTCTGCTCGCGCTGGCGGACGCCGCCAACGACTCCCACCGCATGTGCTGGGAGTCCGTCGACACCATCGCGGCCAAGGCCAGAGTCTCGCGGCGCCAGGTGTTCACCGCGCTGGCGACCCTGGAGGAACGCCGCGTCGTCGAGCACGTCCCGGACGCGGAGAAGCCTGCCGAGGCCGAGCGGTACAAGTCCGTGGTGCGCCGGGTACTTCCGGTATCGGAATGGCTCCCGGAGCCTTCCAAGGGTGCAGAATCCGCACCCCTCTCTGAGGGTGCAGAATCCGCACAGGTGTCGAAGTTTTCACCCAACCCCAATAACCAACTGGAAGTTATAGATATAGAAGAAACTACGTTTCTTCCACCGCGCCGGTCGGCACGGTCCAATCCCGGCGAGGCCGAGGAGATCCCTGTGAGGCCGGGTGCTCGGGGCTGGAATGCGGTTGCGGCTCCCAAGCGTGGCGGTCGGAAGAAGACCCGGAAGCAGCAGGCGGAGGAGGCCGCCCTGGCGGAGAAGGAACTCGACCCGGCGTACGTCGTGGCCCAGGCCCTCGGCGAGGAAGATCCAGGAAGCAGCCCCGCTGGCCGTCTCCCGGCTTCGGACGACGACCTGGCCCCTCCGGTCCGGCGACCTCGTGAGAAGCGCTCCAAGAGGCCGTCGGAGGAACTGGCCGAGTTCTTCGGGAAGCGGGCCGAGGAGGTAGGCCACCCGGTACCCGGCGCCACCAACCTCAGCGCCCTCTACGGGAACTTCGGCCGGTGGATGGCCCAGGGCCTGGAACGGGAGACCATCCGGCAGATGATCATCACCTACTGGTCGTCCTCCTGGAACCGGTCGGAGAACCACCCGGCCTGGAAGGACTTCCTCGGCGCCCGTGGGCTGCTGACGGAGCGGCTGGGCAAGGTCGACAACACGATGGAGAAGCACCGGCACGACGAGTCCTTCTGGGACTGATGCCACCAGGGGCGGGCTGCTACGGCGGTCCGCCCCTTACGTTTTCCCAAAGGCGTATTCAGAAAGCCGTAATCTGTGGTAGCCTCCTGAGCGTTGAACCACCACCACACAAGGAGGCAACCGTGGCGACAGACCCCCGGGTCCACGCCTTGCGGCTCAAGGAGTACGGCATCCCCGCGCACTACCGTCACCTGCGGCTTAATACCGTGGCGGACACCGATGAGTCCGCCGCCTGCCGTACCTGGCTCGACGAACTGCGCGACCACTACGTCACCGACAAGCGGCCCCTCACGGAGTACCCCGAGGACTGGTCCCAGATCGGTAAGGGCCTGCTGCTCGTCGGCCCGCCCGGGACCGGCAAGACGACCCTCGCCACGGCCACCCTGCTGGAGGTCTACTACGCCCACCGCCTCCCGGTGCACTGGCTGGCCTACGCCGACTTCGTGAAGGACTCCATCGAGAAGATGGGCCTTCAGGACCGGGCCGAGCCCGAAGCCGTCGCCCGGTGGTGGGACATCCAGGACAAGATCGTGGCGGCCGAGAAGGCCCCCGTCCTCGTCCTGGACGACGTCGGCAAGGAGCACCGGACCAAGACCGGCTACGCCGAGGGACTGCTGGACACCCTGCTGCGCCAGCGTCACCGCGAGGCCCGGCCCACGATCGTCACCTCGAACCTCCCGCCCCGGGAGTGGGGCGCCGTCTACAACCCCACGATGGGCTCCTTCATCCAGCAGGCCTTCACACACGTCAAGTTGATCGGAGAGGACCGCCGTGCAGCCTGAATACGAGCAGACGCCCCTCCCGTTCGAGGACGAGGTTTTGGTGATTCTCTACAAACGGGAAGTGCCGGACCATCGCCTCCCCGAGCACTGGGCCTCCCTGGAGTGGACCGTCCGCAGCCGCGCTAAGCACCTCGGCTTCGACCTCGTGCGCACCCGCCGGTTCCAGAAGTGGGAGGGCGACACGCTTAATATCTCGCTCCGCGCGGAAGCGGAGCGCACCTGATGCAGGGCGGCGACATCTCCAACGAGGTCGTCCCCCGCTTGGTCATCGCCTACGAGGGCATGCTCGGCGTCCTGCCGGAGAAGCCCGAGGGATACGTGCACGAGCTGGTTGCCCGCAAGTTCGGGCGCCGCGCTCGCATGGCCAAGCGGACCGTGGACGCGTACGAGATCAACGACGCGCTGGCCCGGGTCATCTGGGACACCGTCTGGCGCTTCAAGTACTCGGTCGACGTCGTCACCTACCTCGGGGACGACGCTGTCGAGCCCCTGGAGGCCCGCCTGGACGCCGAGGGACTTCCCATCGGCCGGGTGTGGTCCACGACCCCGGAGCGGCTGGCCAGACGCCTGCCCTACATGCCGGACGTAGCCGCGATCTTCGACAACGAACACCACCTGATCTTCGGCAGCAAGGGACGCTCTCTGCCCGCTGCTCCCACCACCTTGATCGGAGCACTGTAAGTGGCTGACTTCGAGCGCTTGCTCGTGTCCCGCGTCATCCAGGACAAGGACCTGAACGACGTCGCGGAAGCGGGCATCACCGCCGAGTTCTTCGGCGACCCGGACAACAAGGCCGTCTTCAAGGCCATCCTGCGGCACAAGGCCACGTACGGCGAGATCCCCAGCCTCGCCACCATCAAGACCGACTTCCCCACGTACAAGTTCGTCAAGGTCGAGGACAGCATGCTGGTGCTGACCGACCGGCTCCGCGAGCAGCACACCCTGGACCTGCTGGAGCAGGGCCTGGCCGACTCGGTCGACGCCCACGAGGAGGGCAACGCGCTGGCCGCCATGGCAGCGCTACACAAGACCCTCGCGGACATCGCCTCGGCGGTTCCCAACGCCCGCGACACCGACCTGACCGAGACGGGCCACGAACGCCTCGCGCGGTACCTCACGCTCAAGGACCTGCCCGACGGGCTCCGGGGCATACCAACCGGCTTCACGACGATCGACAGGGCCACCCAGGGCCTCCAGAAAGAGCAACTGGTCACCTTCGTCGGCCCGCCGAAGGCCGGTAAGTCGACGCTGTTGTTGCTCGCTGCCATGGCCGCCCACCTGCACGGGGAGCGTCCGCTTTTTATTGGCTTCGAGATGAGCAATGAGGAGCAGGAGGAACGTTTCGACGCCATCCGCGCGGGGATTTCCCACGCCCGGCTGAGAAACGGAACACTCAAGAAGGCCGAGTGGGACAAACTCGAAAGGGCCCTGCGGGAACTGGAGGCTATGCCTTCGTTCTTCCTGTCCTCGGACTCCATGAATGCGACGACGCTTACCGGTGTGCAGTCGAAGATCGACCACATCCGGCCGACGATCGTATTCGTGGACGGCATCTACATGATGCAGGACGAACTCGGCGAGGCTCAGGGATCCAGCCAGGCGCTTACGAACCTCACCCGAGGGTTCAAGCGCATGGCGAAGAACCTGCAACTCCCGATCGTCATTTCCACGCAGGTCCTGGAATGGAAGATGAACAAGAAGAAGGGCATCACCTCCGACTCCATCGGATATTCGTCCTCCTTCGCCCAGGACTCCGACGTGATTCTCGGTGTCGAGTCCACGGACGACGCGAACATCAACAAGATCAAGGTCGTCCTGGCCCGTAACTGCCCGCCCATCGAGACGTACTGCCAGTGGGACTGGGAGACGGGCAAGTTCGAGGAACTGAACGAGGACCCGTTCGCCATGGACGAGATGAACACCGATGGCTATGTCGGCTCCTCCTTCTGAGCCCCGGCTGGTGGTCCTCGCCGGGAACTTCCGGGAGTTCCAGTTCTGGTGCCGGGAGAACAACCGCAATCCCCGTGACCGGAATCTGATCTACGCCAGCGAAATGCACCGGCTGCGCGGCCTCGGGCCAGTCCGATTCATAACGTACGGAACTTGGTACTGGCGCCGCGACGCCTGGGAAATGAAGAGTTACCTGACATACCTGGAGAGGAGATACCAGTGCCCCGAGCAAAAGCCGGATGGGACGCAATCGGAAACCCCGTCCCTGGAAACGTGACCGCGTGCCTGGACACGCTCGGCCTTGACTACAAGGTCCAGGGAGACGAAATACATATGCCGTGCCCCATGCACGAGCAGCGCACCGGAAAGAAAGACGCACACCCATCCTTCTCTATAAACTTCGACGAGGGCTATTTCAACTGCTTCTCCTGCGGATACCGAGGGGCTTTCTGGGTCCTCGTACGGGACATCCAGGAGGCCACCGACGCGGAGGCCAAGAACTGGGTCCGGCGCAGGGGAGGAGCGGAGCGGGTACGGAAGTACCTGGAGAAGAAGAAGGAGCAGCGCCCCGACAAGGTCGACACGACCAAGCAGATAAATGAGGCGTCGCTGGCCCTGTACACCGTGCCGCCGCTGAGCGCCTGCGCCGAGCGGTTCTTCATGCCGGAGGACGCTGAGGCGTGCGGGGTGCTGTGGGATCCGGCCCGGGACATGTGGATCGTTCCGGTGCGCGACCCGGACACCGGGATGCTGTGGGGCTGGCAGGAGAAGAACGCCCGCTACTTCCGCAACCGGCCGCCGGGCATGGCCAAGTCCAAGACGCTCTTCGGCCTGCACACCTACGACGACGACGTGGCCGTGCTGGTCGAGTCGCCGCTGGACGTGGCCCGTCTGTGGACCTGCGGGATCCGGGGAGGGCTGGCCTCCTACGGCGCCGGAGTTTCTGACTCGCAGATGTCCCTGATCCGCGACCACTTCGACACCGTGATCATCGCCCTCGACAACGACGACGCCGGGGCGGAGGCGTGCAAGCGGCTGCTGGAGGAGTGGACCGGCCGGGGCCTGACCCTGAAGTTCCTCGACTACTCCGTGGCCCCTCACGCCAAGGACCCCGGCGACATGAACGCTGACCAGATCAAGGCCGCTGTACGCGGCGCCTACTCGTCCATCCTCGCTCGCTTCTAGGAGATCACCATGACCCGGCTTAATACCTGCCCCCGCAAGGGGGACCACCGATGAAGGCACCCGAGGGCTACGAGCACCTGGGCGAGGACTTCTGGGCCCGCGTCGAGCCGGACCCGGACACCGACTGCCTCATCTTCCAGTCCACCGCGACGCGCCCGTACTACCAGGGCAAGACCCTGCTGTCCTTCCTGACCGGAGGGGACGGCCGACAGAAGCACCGCGCGTGCAGGCGCCGGATGTGTGCCAACCCGGACCACATCCAGGACGGGCACTTCGACATGGGGACGCCGTACGCCCGGCGCCCCCGGTCGCGGAGTCAGTTCGCTCGGCAGTACTCACAGTGCTGACGGTCGACCTGCACGGCTATCAGGAGTCGGCGGTCGACCGCGCTGTGGAGCGCGGCTCTCTCCTGATCGCGTACGAGATGGGCCTGGGCAAGACCGTCATCGCCCTGGCCGCCATTGAGGAGCTGCTGGAGAAGGGGGAGGTCGAGACCGCCGTCATCGTGGTCCCGGCCAACCTGAAGTACCAGTGGGCCAAGTCCATCGCCCGCCTCACCGACGTGCCGACCCGCGTGGTCACGGTGCGCGAGGACGGGCTGAAGCAGGAGATCACCGTCCCGACGGAGGAGTACTGCGTCCTGATCGACGGCGACGCGAAGAAGCGCGCCGGGCTGTACGCCAAGGTCAAGACGCTCCGGCCGGACTACGTGATCCTCGGCTACGAGAACGTCGTCAACGACTGGAACTACGTCAGGAGGATCAAGCCGGAGTGCATCGTCCTGGACGAGTGCACGGCCATCAAGACCTTCCGGGCCCAGCGCACGCGGAAGATCAAGAGGCTCACGGCGCCGTTCCGCTTCGGCATGACCGGCACCCCGGTCGAGAACGGGAAGCCCGAGGAACTGTTCTCGATCATGCAGTGGGTCGACGACCAGGTCCTGGGCCGGTTCGACCTGTTCGACAAGACGTACATCGTGCGCAACCGCTTCGGCGGGGTGCAGAACTACAGGAACCTGCCGGTGCTGCACGCCAAGCTGGCCGAGGTCATGGTCCGCAAGACGCGGCTGGACGAAGACGTCCGGCCGTACCTGCCCGAGGTGCAGGAGTCCGTCATCCCGGTCGTCCTGGACGCCAAGACGAGGAAGGCTTACCGGGCCATCGCGGCCGACCTGCTCGCCGAACTGCGGGCAGCCGGGCCGACGATGGGCGACTTCGACTTGTTCGCGCACTACCACGGGGGAGAGGCGGCCAACGAGAACAGCCAGCAGGGCAAGATCATGAGCCGCATGCAGGCGCTCGACATGCTGCTGAACCACCCGGACCTGATCGTCATGTCCGGGCAGAGTTACGAGGAGAGCCAGGAGGCACGATCGCGCGGCGCCGAGAAGAAGGTGTGGCCGGGCTCGAAGTACGCGTACGAGGTGTGGCAGTCCGGCCTGCTCGATGACGTCACCACGGCTCCGAAACTGGACGCCGTGGCGGCAGCGGTCGAGGACATCATGGCGGTGCCCGGCAACAAGATCATCGTGTTCAGCGTCAACCCCGACATGCTGGACCTGCTCGGTGACCGGCTGCCGGAGGGCTCGT